CCTCAGCTCGAAGGGGATTCCAAGCTTGAGCATGGCTTGCACCTGCTCATATGTGTATTGAGGCGGTGGGCGATTCGCTACCGCTTCAGCCATAGCAATCAATTCCGCCCGACGCCGTGACGTCAGGTTGGCAACGTCCGCTTCCTTTTTAGCCGACCCCACGTAGTCGGCCATGTTGCCCCGGATCGTTGTCAGGTAGATATTGCCGACGGCATACGGACCCGTGTCTCCGTAACGGCCCATGCAGAGATCGTTAGGGCCGCTGCCACGCAGGTGATAGTGGTCTTGCCAGAACTCCCACCATTCGGCGAACGTGAGTTCGAAGCCTATGCCGCGGCCAGCGGATCGGGTCTTCTGCTTCATGAATGCGTGGTAAGGATCAGGAAGCTTCTGGCTCTTGGCATGGGCGCGAGTTCTCGCAAGGGCTTCAGGACTCAGGTCGCCGAGCACGCTGGCGATACGATCCTCGCCGGGCGCATCATCCGGGATTGCATAGCTTTTCAGCCTGTAGGTCGCATATCCGCCCCGCTCATGGATGGGTGCGATTCGGACAAGGCTGCCGCCGCTCTCCATTGCCTGCAGAACGCGCGTGACCGCCTTCCTGGCCGCCTCTCGAACCTGTCGATTCTTGTTGTCGCCAAGGATGTAATTGACGATCTCCATCATCCTGAAGTCGCGCTTGGGATATGTCCCCAGTAGGTCAAGAACCTCCGTAGCGTATTTCATCGAATCTTCCTCTCCACTTCATTGCGGAACATACCTAGGTAAATCTTGTATTCAGTTTCAGTGAGTGCGACGCCCGTCGTCTTGGCGATCCATTCCCGCGCAGCCTTGACCCGGCCCCGGGCGTCAAGGTGGCCGAACATGGGGCGCTTCTGTGGGTATTCGGCAATGATCACCATGCGCTCATGCCAGGGAAGCGCCGCATGCATGCTCTCAACCGCCAGGGCGTGGTCCGTCAAGATTGGGCGATGGTCGTCTTCCCAGGACACATACGGCGTCATGTTGCCCACGGTGGCGCCTGACCATACCCAGCGGCTCCAATTCCAAAGCAGATCATCCCCAGTCAACCTATTCATCGGCCACCTCGTACCTGTTGCATTTCTTCCCGTAAGGCTTGCCCTTCAAACAGCGCGTGAGCGTGTCGCCGAAGGGGGTCTCGATGGTCTTGGCATGGGCGCACCCCTCACAGGATCGATTGATCGCCGCCTGCTGTTTGCTCATCAGGACCAGCATCGGATCCCGGAACTGCCATTTGCATAGGTCAACAGTCATCGGCCAATCTCCACAAGAACAAATCCCTTTTTCTCCACGTCCAGCGCACGGTCCAACGTGACGGGCCTGAACAGGCAGTCATCGATGCCCAGCGCCGCGGCGATACCGTCCAGCCTGGGCTTCTCAGCTGACAGCAGCCCGTCCAGATCGCGCCGGATCCGGTTGGGCGCTACCCAAGTGATCGAAACTGGCAGTTGGGCGGCGGATGCCATGGTGTTCCGGCCAAGGGCCTCCTTGGCTGCGAAGAACGCGGATTCACGCGCCCGCACCTTGGCCGCATGGCTGGACAGCCAGTGCTTGCCGTTCTTACGGTTTGCCATCAGGCTGGTGTCTAGCCAAGGTAGACGGATGGTCAGCCGGTCCAACGTCATGCACCCACCTGCGCACGCAGAACGCGGAAGGGGTCCGTCTTGCGCGGGTTCCATCCGGCTCGCAGAGACTTGATCAGGTCGTCCGCCATAGCCAAAGCGCGCTTGCGCTCGTAGATGTTCATCATGGGGCCAGCCTTCCCATCGTCCTCAACGTCCAGCCAGCGGTAGATGGCCGCCCGGCCTGATCCTGTGCCTTTACGCTCACCGGTCGGCTCGACATGCCCTTGGCACATCAACCGACGCATCGTTGAATCTGCCCTGCGCGGATCAAGCCCAAGCACCTCAGCAACCTCTCGAATCGTCTGGGGGCCATAGACCCGCAGACAGTTGACTATCGCCACGCCGTGCTTGTCGTGTTGCGCAAACGTCATGATTGATCTCCTTGACCCGCCTGGCGGCGATAGCTCGGCCAATCGAAGACCACCATCCGCCCTCCACCCTCTCGCAGGCGATCGATAACGCGCTCGCCCAAGTATTCGGTCAGCGGCTCCTTGGCGAGGTTGCTGATGACGATCGTGGGCTTGAGCGCCTGGTAGCGGCCATTGATGATCTCGAACAGGTACATCTTTTCCGTTTCGCTTCCGAACTGGACCCCGACCTCGTCCAGGACCAAAAGATCCGGCTCGACGAGGTTGTTGATCGCGTCGGCCTCCGTCAGCTCAGAGCCTTTTCGATACGTTTCCTTGATCGACCTAACAGCGCCAATGACGGAGGAGAACACCGCGACGCAGTCCTGCTTGATGACTTCGTGGCAGATCCCGACGGCCAGATGCGTCTTCCCTGCACCGACACCGCCGCAGAACACCATGCTCTGGCCGGTCTTCTGGAATTCGGAGAAATCAGCGGCAAAGTCCTTGGCCACGGCGAGCGCCCTTGCAGGCCCCTGGGCGTGAGCAACGAAGTTCGCCAGCGTCTTGTCTGCGAACCGAGGTGGGATTGCGGCACGGCCGAGCAATTCGTTGGCCCTACGCTGTCGCAACTCCAACAACCGCTTCGCGTGGGCTTCACTTGCCTCACGCTCCTGCTGCTCCTTCATGCACATGGGGCAGCCGGAGGTGTGTTCGCGGTATGTGAAGGCCGTGTAATCCCCGTGGCGGTCGCAATTTTTGACGGATTGCTCGGTGCTAAAACGTGCCATCGGCTGCAACCCCGGCGTGGTAGTCCTGCTGGTTGAAGTTTCCATGCGCTGTCACTCCGTTCGGTTTCGTTCGGTTTTGGGCTCGCGGCGGATAGAGGCCTTGGTAGCCGCCGGCAATGCTGTTGGCGATCACCGCCTGCGGCTGGTGGCCTTCGGCGCGGTAGTCGGCAAGCTGCTGCAGCTGGCGCTTGGCGCCCTCCTCCGTCACCGGCTTCTTGCGGTCCTTCCGGTCAGCAACCCAGCTTTGCCAGTCTTCACGGTCGAGCCAGTCGGGCAGCTCGATCGACGAAGCGTCGAATCCGTTCCCCCGCTTGCGGGGGGTAGGGGGGATATCTTTATCTTGGTTCTGGTTCTGGTTCTGGTTCTGGTTAGTTGCACAGTCGTGGTTCGGCTGTTCAACGGGTGTTGAACGGGTGTTCAACGGCCGTTGCGTTTTTTGGGCTCGTTTTGCCGCACTGGCCTTCCCCGCAGCCGATTTCGCCTCGCGCTGGGCGTGGTACTTCTCAATTTCGGAATCGCAGCGCGAATGGCGCCATCCTTCTTCGGTTTCTGTGAAGAACTCGTTCAACACCTGTTCAACGGCTGTTCGTTCTTCGTTGGAACGGGCGATCAGCAGGCGGCACAGGACATCCATGTCCAGGGTCAGGGGCGCCTCGGTGTCGTAGTACAGATCGAGCATGTCGCGGTACACCGACCGCTCCAGGCGCGTCAGGTGGCGCGTTGCGCTGTTGAAGTCGCCAATGTGGTGGGGGTAGTAATTCATGCGTGCTCCAGCATCCCCGCAGCGCGCAATGCGCCATCAGGGACTTCAAATCCTTGTGCCTGTAGCTGCTCGATGCACCAGACCAGTAGATCCCGCTGGCGGCCGTAGCGAGCCTCGAAGCGCGCCTTCCATGGGTGCACAGCAATACGGCCAGGCGCGCCGGTTCCGTCCTGGTGGTTGCCGGCGGACAGCGGGAGAACCAACCAGTGCGCGTCCGGCTTGGTACGGCCGTCGATGTGATGGATCGAACACTGGCTGTCGAAGAAGCCATCCATGCGCGAGGCAACACAGCCGATGTTCGAGGCCAGCAGGCCCCAGAATCTCTTCTGCTCAGCAGTGGGGTTGCGGCCTTTCATTTGCGCGATTCCAGATAGGGCTTGCGGACGCGGTCATGGAAGAGCTTCGCCGCGGCGGGGCTGTGGTCCAACTCACGACGGCTTTGAACACCACATACGCGCAGGATCCAATCGCGGGCTTCGTCGGCGTCATCGCACCGACAGAAATCCCAGAAGTGGACGGATTGACAGAACATGCCAGCCAGCTTTGCCAGCTCGCCGCCCTTAGGCGCTTCCGGCTGCTGAATAACAGGCTGCTCGTCATCGCCAATCTCTACCGCGACAAGCGCCAGGCGCTGGCCCGCAGTCTTTCCCTTGGCAACCGTCATCGCCTTAAAAGCGTCCAAGTCATCCTCGTCGCTCAGCCAGAACGTGACCTTGGCCCCTCCGTTATGGGTTTGGGACCAGCCAGCGAGCATTACTTCACCCTGGAATGCGACGGGAACGCTCATCACTGTCTCCGGCTTTCGATCTTGCTACGCAGATATTCATAGGTGAAAAGCTCAAGCGCTTCGAGCTTCTCCTTGCTGACAACCATCGCGTCTAACGGAGCGAACTGATAGCCCATAGCAGCCATCAAATGGCACAACCCCTCAAGGTCGTCAGTAACGATCCGGCTAACGGAGCTAGGAGACGTTCCCATGATCTTGGCTGCACGGACCTGGGTGAAGGCTGCAACAGCCGTCCCAAACTCTGCACGCAGTCTTTCGCCGGTTTTGCGTGTCCATTCAGCCTGTTCTGGAGATACTTCTTCGGTGCTCATCGAGTACTTCCTTATGAACAAAGAGCGAGGTGTGTTTCGTGACCGAAACGGAAAAGTTGTTGATCAGTGCCCAGGACTTGGCCCGCCGGATCTTTGAAGACCCGAGCGAGAAAGCCGTCATGGATTTGTTTCAGGAGCTGTGCGCCGAGCGTGACCGCATGGCGTGGGCGACCGACGGCCGCGAAAGCGCGACGGTGCATTGATGAGGTCATGCCGCCCTCGCCTCTTCGGCCAACTCGGGCCAGACCTTGGCCCATTGCTTGCACAAGAGACGCTTCGAGATCCCGGAGGCGGCCTCGAGGGCAGTCGCATACTCCGCCGGAACGTTCCCGGACCTCTCCCATTGCTGGACGGTCTGATAGTTGTTCGCGCCGGTCTTCTTGGCGGTTGCCACCGGGCCGCCGGCATTGGCGATGGCTTGAGCGATGTGAGGGTTCTTGTCCATTCGAACACTCTATACAAGAAAAACTAGCAATGCAAGAAATTCCTGCAATGACACAAGCCTTTCTTGTGGGTAATCTCGCGCGCATGCCGACGATCCACAAACGAATCAAAGACTTGAGGGAGAAGCTGGGGCTCTCCATGGAGCAGCTCGCCGAACGCGTGCCCGTTTCATGGCAGACCGTCCAGCAATGGGAGAACGGCAAGACCGCTCCTAAGCGAGCCAGACTGGAAGCAGTGGCTAAAGCCCTGAACACGACTCCCGAGTACCTGGCGGTCGGCCCCGTCACGGATCCTGATGCCGATGAGTTCGTTGCCGTCCGTCGCCTGGACGTGCATCTATCCGCCGGTCATGGCGAGATCGTTTTGTCGGAAGATGAAAAAAGCCGCCTGTCGTTCAGAGCAGACTTTCTGCGTACCGCCGGGGCCACTCCGGAGCAAACTGTTTCCGTGTCGGTAAAGGGCACCAGCATGGAGCCGCTAATCCCCGATGGTGCAACGGTCCTTGTCAACCGCGCTGCTACTTCCATCGTCAACGGGAAGGTCTACGCTTTTCGCCAGCACGACGAGGTCAAGGTCAAGCGCCTGCACAAGGGAAACGGCGGCTTTATTGCCAGATCTGAGAACGTCGTGGGTAATCCCGATCTGCATCTCAACTCTGATGATCCGGCAATCGAGATCATCGGACGCGTCTTTTGGGTGGGGTTTAAGCTTTGAGGGGGAAGCCGAACGCTATTGCGATTAACCTCGGCGCGACTATCGCAATTGCGATATGAGGACTCTCAAAGATCGCCTCGCTGAAGCGAGGATGGAATTGGGAATGTCCCAAGCCCAGCTTGCAAAAACCGTAGGCACGGGTCAGTCCACTATTGGGAGTATTGAGAACGGTCGGAACAAGGGATCGTCCCTGTTCCTGGACCTAGCGCGGGCGCTCAATGTCAATGTCGATTGGCTGCTGCGAGGCGTCGGTCCCAAAAGGGGTGCCATTGAAGGCGAGGACGCTGCGTGCCAGACTCCCGCTGCATCGTGGCCGTTCCGCACCATCTCAGAGGAGCGGATTCGCGCGCTGCCCCAGTCGCAGCTCAGTTCGCTTGAAGGTGCCATGACCATAGCCCTCGCGCAAATGGCGCCGGGGACACAGTCGTCACCCTTGGAATCTGTTGCGCCCGCGTCGTCTCCCTTTCGGGCACACAAGGCCGGCGGCTTGGTCGATATGGACGAGGCCGACGACGCGTTCCCGATGCGCATAGCTGGCCTGCCCCCGGCCCCCTGGGAAGGCGGGCAAACGACCTATCAGGCCGAGCGCACCCCCAAGATCAGAACCAGCGCTCAGACGGGCTTCACCGCGAACGCAGGACCGGGAGAGCCGCACGCCGCGAATGACAGGTTTGAGAAGGTGCCAGAGCTGGCCGAGGTGCGCCTAGCCGCGCGCGACGGCATCGAGAACCACAGCGAAGACCAGACGGGGATGATCCAGTTCCGCCGCTCGTTCCTCAAGGCGGTGGGCGCGGACAATGGAAAAGCCCGGGTGGTGTACGCCAAGGGCGACAGCATGGAGCCCGTCATTCGCGACGGCGCCGCGCTACTGGTAGTCCCCAACGAGAACCTGACGCTGCAGGACGTGGCAACCGGCGGCGTGTACGCCATCAACTACGACGGCAAGATGCTGGTCAAGACCGTGGTCAGGGACAAGTTGACGGGGCGCTGGGTGGCACGGTCCTTCAACCCGGCCCACTACGACATCCCCCTCGAGAACGGCACGCCGGTGCGCGTGCTGGGACAGGTCGTCTGGGCCGGTGCCCGCCTGCGGGACGATGAGGCTGGGCAGTGGGTTCGTTCATAGCCGAGCGCTGAGCACGTTGAGTGATCGAGAAATTATGCTCTATAAGATATAATGACAACAGTTCACCTCGATCGAGATGCGGCGGAGGATCTTCGCCTTCTGCGGTCCACGGATCGAAAAGGTGCGATCGGTGTGCTCGCGTTCATTCAGGAATTGACCGGATCTCCCTCTCTGGCGCTTCGGCTACTGGATAAAGGGACGGATTTTGTTTGGGGTGCTAAAGGGACTTTTGATGTCACGCCCTTTTCGTATTTTTACCGCCGGGGTTATGACGTATGGCGCATCAAATTCACGGTTGCCCCTCACGGACAAAGTCGCTACCGCATCCTGTATGCATACGACATTCAAAGTCGAGATTTCTACATCCTTGCCATCATGGCGCGGAAGACAAATTATGAACAGGACACTTTATTCGTCGAGCGGCTCAAGAAGGCCTACGTCCGCCTCGGACTCCAAGTGGCGCGACTACATTGAGTTTGCAAAGGCCCGCTCCCTGGGTGCGTTGGATAGCGCTCAATCCGGAAACCACCCTCCAGTGCAGGAACATACCGGGTCTGTCGGACTCGAGGCTCACACCGTCAATATTGACGACCTCATTGCTGAGCTGGCTGGATCGCCAGAGGACGTCCAGGAGATGCGAGAAGCGCGTCGCCAGATCGGGGGCTTTCTCGAGATGGAAGGCCTTGGAGGCGGTCTTAGGGCCCTTCGTCTGAGAGAGGGATTGTCCCAGCAAAAACTTGCGGAACTGGCCGGTATGACCCAACCTAAAATTGCGCGACTTGAGCAAGGGATTGGTGACCCTCAGGCGAGCACGCTAGCGCGCATAGCCGCGGTTCTGAACTGCGGCCCGGAACAAGTCTACGCTGCTTGGGTTGAAAGCAAGGGGACTCAGGATGAGTGATCGATTCCTACACGCGATCTTTTGCGACGATATCCGCTTCGAGCTGCAAAATAAATTGTCCTTGATGGGGATTTATTACGGCTCTATCACACCGGAAGCCTTGCCTACATACCTGGCTCGCTTCTGCGCCCATGCCGTCGCAGTAACCCCTGTCGAACGGCCTTTCCGACAATTGGATTTGCAGTTGCTTCTGAATGACGTAGTTGTTCAGGAGATGAGCGTACCTCCTGAGGCTCTGGTGATGGACCCCGAAAAGTCATTACTTCCCACTCCGAGTCGGCTAGCCGCGTTTGGTGGAAACCTGGTCGTGTCACCACTCTATCTTTCGGAGCCAGGGGTGATCTCCGTCCGCGCTATCACCGAGGAAGGGATACTCACTGGGCCGCGCCTACCGGTACTAACACCCCCGACCTATTAACTGATGCGCTTCGAGCCACCTCCGGGTGGCTTTTTTGTTGGGCGCTGACGTCAGCCCTGCTGCGTCAATTGAGGCGCCCTTCTTTCGCCCGCACGGCCAGCACCGTCTTGTTGTCTTTCGCCAGGTCGCATTCGTAGGTCACGGTGGTGAACGCACCGAAGCCGTTTTGGAACTGCGCCTTGTCGCCGAGATAGGTGATCACTCCGGACTTTTTGTCCTTCCAGCGGAAGCGGTCAAACTTGGATTCCAGGAAGCTGTCCGTCCACTTGAAGTCATGCTTTGCTAGCTTCTCGACTTCTCGGGCGCAGTACACGCCGGCCGATACAACACCCGCATTTCCCAAGCACGTGAGATCCGTCGCGTCGCAGGACGAAGCCTCGGTTTTGGCCGCGGACGCACCTGGCTTGGAAGCATCGCCTTTATCGCCGCCAAGCACAAAGTAAAGGATCCCCAGGGTGACGATCCCGATCAACACCGGATGCGCCTTCTTCCTGGGAATTGAGATCTTGACGGGCGCGCCACAGCTCGCGCATGCCTTGGCCTTATCGCTGACCTCTTTCCCGCATTCCTTGCAAGTGATGAGAGCCATCTACTACACCTTGTAATTAGACGATTCAGCATGATAGCCGATGCTGGATGACTCTTCCCTCCTGCCGCCATCGCCTAACGCCCAACCCGCCCGCCCAGGCGGGTTTTTTATGCCCAACCCAAACCCGTTACAACTTCGAATGCTAGTTTTTCTTGCATGCTAGTTTTTCTTGTGGCACATTACATCCATGCGCTGCGAACACGGCGCAGCAAGAAACCCCACGGACCCTCAGCCAGCAGTCAGGGCATCGCCTCAAGAGGGAGACGTACCGCCACGAAGTCGGATGGGGAAGGCGAGTCAGGACCGCTCTTTATCTGCCTGGGAGACCAACCAGGTGCTGTACGTCGTTGGCGAGGACGGTAAATCGCAACGCAGCCACCCGGGCTGGATACGAATAGCGGGGAGCCGTGGAGGCCCGGAAACGGACAAGACGGGGCGTCGGATGCAAGCCCGACGCGATGGGAAGCGGGTCGCCCTGCTTCCCCGGAATTTATCCGTCAGCCCGTTCCTTGAGCGCCGGCTGACGAATGAAGCACCCATCCACCCCATGGAGCAAAAGAAATGAAGCTGACGAAAGCCATCCGTGAAGAGGTCATTGAGAAGGCCATCAAGGCGACATTCGCCAAGAAGCGCGAGGCGCACGAAAAGCGCCGGACAGCTCTGGCCGATGCGCTGTACGCCCACCAGTTCGAAGCCGCGGCAAAGACGGCTCGCAAGCTGCCGCAAGGCTGGTGCGATTTCCGCTCGACGGTGAACATCGTCCACCCCGACTACAGCCGCTGGCACGAAAACAAATCGAAAGCCGCGCCCACGTTGAAGTTAGGCAAGCACCAGCCATTCCCGGCCCACGGTGAACGGGAGATCGCGGTCGGCATTGACCACCCCGAGTACGACCACGCGACCGACGTCGCGGATGCCGAGATCGCGCTCAACAAGGCTGAAGCGGAGCTGCGCCAAAAGCTCACGACGCTCCTGTTCTCCGTCACCACGGCCGAAAAGCTGAAAGCCGCATGGCCCAAGGGCACGAAGTACCTGCTCGAAGAAAGCCGCGTCGCGATGCTCCCCGTGCCGGTCGATCTTCCCAAGCAGATCGACGAATTGATGGCCGCCTAAACCACTCTGCCCCGACCGCCGGGCTTGGAGACCACCATGAACCAGAACCGCATCAAACGCCGCGCCGCGCGTATCGGCGCAGTTGGCCAGGAATACCTGCTGAACGTGTCGAAGCTGCGCGCCATCGTGCGCGACTACTCGCGGGACCGCCAGCCGGGC